GGTACACTATGTTGCACTAGCACCGACTTGGATCTCAAAAAGATCCAAGCCCGCGTCAAACATGAAGGAGAATCGTTTATAACGATTACCCTACCAACCTTTGGAAAAGACTTAGAAGTAAGTCCTGAAAAGGGTATGGTAACTCACGACCAGTTTAAAGGCTTTGCCTTTACTGGTGGTCTCCCCCGATTTCTCGGAGGTTTCCTTGAGCAAGTGTTTGACCGTGGTACTGGTGTCCTCTTGAATAATCCGTCATCCGATGCTATCTTTGCTGTGCGTCAGCTTACGCTGATGTTCGCGAAGATCCAATCAGAGGCCTCTTTCGAGAGTCTCTTACCTGGAGCGTTTGATGGATATATCAAGATTGAAGAAGAAGTACGCGAGAGCGATGATAATAGATCTGACGAGCAACTTGCCTCGTTTTATCGTATGTCAAAGCTTCTCTGGGATGACCTCTTCCTCGGTTTGGATCATAGATTATATGATTCTTACGAGGCGGTCATTCCTAGGCATTCAAGTGGTGCCACTGCAGATGGACTTTACGGTAACGCAAAGTATCAAACTGCATTATGGACCACTCGGATGGATGATGCGGGTCTCCACGCTGTGGATTACCTTGTACCATCATACAATTTCTGGGAAGAAATTGAATCCTGTGTACATCTTGACCCTGGAGCAGAACAACCTGTTAAGGTTATCGCTGTTCCTAAAACGTCGACAAAACTCAGAATTATAGCTGAAGAACCTTCCTATGTGCAATTTATGCAACAGGGAATGCTTGAAGCTATAACTGAAGCTGTGCAGGGGCTAACAATCCCACGCAAGCTTGTCAGCTGGCGATCCCAGGTCCCTAATCAGGACATGGCTCGTCGAGGGTCACTTTATGGTGACCTAGCAACACTCGATCTGAGTGATGCGTCTGACCGTGTGTCGAATCAGCTTGTAACGCTTATGCTACGTGATTACGGTACCCTAGCAGGTATGGTATCTGCGTTGCGAAGCGAGAAGGCTGACGTACCGCAATATGGAATTATTCCTCTTGCGAAATACGCGTCTATGGGGTCGTCTCTCTGCTTTCCAATTGAAGCTTTAGTCTTTATGACTATCGTCTTTATTGGTATCGAAGATGAGACTGGACACCGATTGAGAAAGAAGGATATTAAATCCTTACTCTCCCAGGTGCGTACGTATGGAGACGATATAATCGTCCCTGTACGCTTTGTGCGCTCCGTGATTAGTTCCCTTGAAGCTTATGGCCTAAAGGTGAACAAGAGCAAGTCTTTCTGGAATGGAAAATTCCGAGAGTCTTGTGGTAAGGACTACTATGCGGGCGACGATGTTTCTATCGTACGCATGCGCAGGTATTTCCCTACATCACGGAAGGACGTTCAGGAGTTAGTTGGAACTGTCGAGTTCCGTAACCACCTTTATAAGGCTGGCTTATGGAATTCAGTCAGATTCCTTGATCAACTGCTAGAGCGGATTATTCCGTTCCCTGCAGTCGAGGAAACTTCTCCTGGGTTGGGCAAAATCTCATTCCTCGGTCATCAATCCGATGGATGGGACGATAAGCTACACAGGCCCTTTGTTAAGGCTTGTGTCGCAGTACCGAAATTGCCAGTCTCACGACTGGACAATCACGGAGCCCTCCTCAAGTTCTTTCTTAAGCGTGGTGATGAACCATACCAACAGAAGGATCACTTGATTCGTGCTGGACGGCCTGTTTCCGTCGACATAAAATACAGGAAGGTTAGTCCGTTTTAATGGACTAAGGGGTCGATCTGACCCTGTGCGGAG